CTAACTGGAATTGTCAGACTACCACCACCTTGTTTTTCTAAACAAGGAAACTATTTTTCAACACTCAAGTCCTCTCTTTTAATTACTGAGTTTACAAGTTTTTCAAGTTCTTCACTTGACATAAACCCAATTACATCACCATCGTTTTTTTCAGAAAAAAAATGAGTTACAAAGTTATTTGTTTTTCTATCAAATATTGCAACTTCAAAAGTTTTTTCAAAATTACCATACAATCCTCGGGCACCACCAACAATAGAAAATTCAATATTTTTGTTACCAAAACGAGACATCCTACCATCACCTTTTGTAACTGGATGAGGTTTAGACCATTTCTTTATATCGTCAATTGTTATCATTTTGTTTCTAATGCCTCCATTTTAGATTTGGCAACCAAATGCTCTGCCAAAGTATAAGCGTCCACGTTAGTTGTAATTATTGAACTAACCAAGTGTTTGTGGGGAATATGAACAAGGAAATCCACACCGTTGAAGAATGTTAAGTCATTCCCTAATTCAATACAACCTTGAACCATTTTCAAGAATATCTTGAATTGAGTATTGTTAACGAATGTCTCATTTAATAATACTCCGAAAGTTTCGTGTTGAATCTTTATGTTGTGTGATGCCATGTTCATATCCTTTTATTTATATTACAAAGATAATACTTAATTCGGTATTTTCAAATTAATTATCAAATTATTTTAATATTTGTTTAATCTCTCTTTGACTCTCTCGGTCTTTAATTGTCTCCCGTTTGTCGTGTTGTTTTTTACCACGAGCAAGCATAATCTCAACTTTCAATAGGTTTTTCTTACTGTAAATTCTATAAGGAATAATTGTTAATCCCTTATCTAAACTTTTTAATAGTTTATTTAATTCTTGTTTCCTAAGTAATAACTTTCGGTCTTGTTTAATATTATCATTACCAATACCTGATATTGATACATTCTTTAAAAACAATTCCCCACCCTGAAAGATACAATAAGAATCGGCAAACGATAACCTACCATCCCTAATGAATTTAACTTCAACACCCTTCAAGACAATACCCGCCTGATAAGAGTCCATAAACTCATATTCAAACTTTGCTCTTCGATTTACTATGTTGACATTTTCTTTCATAAGGACAAAGATAATATAAAATTTGATATAAAACAAAAAACCCCGAACAATTTCTTGTCGGGGTTCTTGGCTTCAGGTTGAGAATATACCTTATTGTAAGAGACTTTACAGGAGCTTATTTTTTACTCCGATTTCCACTTCTTTTTGGGAAGTACCTCTCAGTCACGGTCAATTAGATTAACCAATCCTTAAGTCGTAATCTACTCTGTTTTTACTCGTTGCTCTTCAAGGTTGCTACCCTGATTATGTCTTGCGGACTTAGAGAACTTTCACAACAATCGTATTGGGTTTGGGACCCGTTACGGCCATGAACAACTCATGACTATGTAGTGACCTGTTAATCACGACTGGCGAACACTTTTCCTTGTTTGTTTTTAGTTGTTATACTTCAATGTAACAAAGTTTTTTTGGTAGTGGATGATGAAAGTAGCGGTTCGCCGACCAAGCCATGCCGTCTTTTGAACAACACGATACTTAACTACTCCCTAAGATGTCCCCATCTTCATATTTCAAGTTTGTTTCATCTAAACTCTCTTGGTAGAGAAGTTAAGAAGGAGACAACAGCACCACCTGTACGAACTCTTACCTTTCGGTTTTAAACCTACTTTTATAATGAATCACGTAATAGTATAGTCGGATAACCATATATCTCACAATAATTCTACGAGTTATTCTTATTGGTGTTCCCACCTCAACCAAACGACCCACATCGCTCGGTCATTAAACCACTTTTCCTACAGTGTCACCCTCGGTACTTAAGGTTCAACGATATCTCGCTTGTCTACTCGAGCTCAAATAATCTTTCGATTATTCAAACCGCAAATCACTTAACCAAATGACTCACTTTATACTACTTTCATAGTTTATTTTATGGACTATAGACCGCCCAATATCTTTATTAGTTTGTTATTCAAAATCAACCCAAGGGTCTCATTGTCAAACATCCTAAACGGATAATATTTTTATTTCAAAGAACGTTTTCTTAATTGTTCTACAAATATAAGTCAAGTTTTTCAATTTGTCAAACATTTGTAGATTTTTTTTTTGTTGCGAGAGAGGGAATCGAACCCCCGACCTCAAGGTTATGAGCCTTGCGAGCTACCTCTGCTACCATCTCGCGATATATCATTTTAAAGAACTTTAATATTAATGTCCCACAAATATATTACTATTTTTTCAAATAATCAAATGTCGGTGGAACATTTTTTTGAGACTCTCATCTCAAATGTTTCACAAAGATAAACAAAATTCTCACTCTGTCAAATTTTTTATGAAACTTTTTTTGGGGATGTCCATTATTTCTAATAGAAACTATAAATATGCCCTAATATCTCAAAAGTAACATACAATAAAACAAAAGTCAAATTTTTTAACTAAAATAACCATTTTAACACCTTTAATAATGTATCTTCCTATCTTTATGGTATTTATAGTCATGAAGGTTAAAATCGGACAAAATATTTTCAAAGTTAAAACACTTATAGATGACGAATCAAAATCTATTGGTATGATGGGAAAAAAGTTTGATAAAACTTTTAATGGGTTACTATTTTTAATGGGTGGAGACAAACAAAGTTTTTGGATGAAAAACTGTATCATCCCATTGGATATCATTATCATTAAGAATAACGTAATTGTAAATATACACCATGACTGTCCTCCATGTAAAGGAGAATATTGTGGTAGTTATGGTGGAAATGGTAATATAGTATTGGAAATTAAAGGCGGTGCCTGTGAAAGGTTAGGTATTGAATCTGGTGATACTGTTGAATACTTATTTTGATTCTGCAATCTTTTCTTTAAGTTTTCTTTCAAACTCATTTGCAATCATCTTCGTAAACTTAACTGAAGGTGAATCTTCTTTCTCAGAATCATACCTGTATTTTCCTTGGGGTGGTCTTTTACCTCTACCAACATAACTTAATCCCGAAATATTTGTAATACATTTGTGTCCACCCGAATTTGATTGGATTAAATCCCAAGCATTAATTCCGATTTTGTCTAACATAGCTTTATGTTCTTCAGTTAAATCATTAAATGGTGTTTCCATCATTTCACGGACATGGTCTAAGGCTTTCTCCCCACCATCAACAGTGGTGAACTTATCTCCATAAAGTGCTTCAAAGTCTTTAAATGTGAATCCAACACTTTCAGGACCAACTGAGGTTTCACTAACCCATTTAATTGTGGATAGTGGGATTGTTCTTTGTTTTAATTGGTCTTCCCATTTACCAATAACTTCTTGAGCTATCTCACCTAAATTAACCCCCTTTAATTCTCTATCTTTTTTGAACGGGTTACAAGATGCCTGTACTAACCCCATCGGCCAAGCCATAATAAGAAAATCCGCATCAGGATTATTCCTAAATGGTGTATACCTATCATAAGAACCAGGTTTAAACATACTACCACCACCATATTGAAAAATAATATTATCACTAAATCTTGGATAATCTTTCATTCTTTCTTTATAGTCCTCAGCATTTTTCTGTAGCTCTTCAGGTTTAGCTGAGTTTGTTCTTTTCATCCAGTCTTTAATATTATTTAGTATTGACATTAAAGATGGTTCCGAATCCATAACTAAAGATTCTAAAAACCCTGGTTTATTTTTAAAGGCTAACAATAACTTGTTAATAACCAACCCTAATAACATTTTGTTTTTTTGGAGTGGTTTTTCTTTATCTAATCGATAAATGTAATTAACCACCTCATCAGGTGTAATGTCGTGTTTGGCATAATCTGCGGAATCAACAGTATTAATTAATAAAATGTCTGATGATGGAAACAAATCTTTTGGTGATACCACTTGAGATATTGTTTCTACGTTTGAACGAGCACCTCTAAATTGTTTTGAAGTACCTTTTTCAACACCCACTTGTTTGTCGTGGTGGTCCGTATGAATTACAAACATTGGTTTACCGTGAGCAAAATCCACAAGAACTGGCATAACATCTCCCTGTGCATCATTCTTTTTAACCGCAAATTCTTTGTCACCGTATTGGATTATGTGAGCATCTACAACATCAATACCATTATCTTCAAGGTATTTTTTCATTGCAATTGCAGTAGTTACTCCATCCAAATCTTGGTGGAAATATATTTCAGCTTTAGAATATCTTTTCTTTAAAGCTGAAATATCTCTTATCCCTGTTTCTTTTATTAGTTTTTTCATTAATCAATTCCAAGCCAATGAGCTCCCTTATCAAAAATATCACCATAATCAGAAACACATTGTTTAAACATTTCTTTATCTTTATTTGGCATCTTATTCATAGTATCTTCACCCCAAACTCCGTCAGCAGGATATACTCCGATTTTAGCCTGATAATTACTTATTGCTTGCGCTGATTTAGATTTTGGATAGTTACCAATACTTCCATCAATTACCAATGCCTTTCCTGTATCATCTTTAATACCTTTTTTATTTAAAAAACATTGGATAGCTCTATTGGAATTATATCCCTCTGTTTGTTCTTTAATAACACGTTTAACAATTCTTGTTAAATCCGATTCTGTTAATTTTATAATTTTTGTTTTCATATTAAATTCTTATTTACTTTTATATCGCTAACATAGCTGCGTTTTTTAAATTACCTCCAAATATATCAGATAAAAACCCTTGGAATGGGTCTCCTGTAGATGGTGTTAGCATACCTCCTGTTGGTGCAAACCCTCCACTATTTTTATTACTGTCTACATTACTTGGAAAATCAGATTCGGCATTTCTTTGAGCTTCGTCAGTTCGATTATATTGATTCATTTTTTTTATCAATTCATCTTTACCTAATTGACCTTGAAGTTCTTTGGGTCCAACAAAATTCCCAATACCAATATAATCTAAGAATCCCAACCACCATTTAGTTTTTCTCATTAAAATCCTCATCTCTCTATTACCAAATAATCTTGGTGCACCACCTAAAAATATTTTAGACATTGGTCCTTTTTTTGTTAAACCTGTAAATATTTTTTCATTTTTTAACATATTTTGTAATGCCTTTATATTTTCTGCTGGTTTTGCAACTTTTGATAAGTTTTTGGCAAGTAATCCTGTATTTTTTTGGAATTTAATACTTTTAGCTCCAGCATTTTCTAACAATTTTAAATAATCTAATATTGTAGTTTTAAATCCTTTTAACACACCACCAGGTAATTTTTCAACCTTTGACGATACTTTTGGTGCCCATGTTTTAGCACTTTGTAAGAATTTACCAACAACGCCAGGTTCTTTAGCCAATTTAGCTAAACTAGTACTAGCTTCAGCGGTTTTACCTAATTCGGCGAGTTTTAATGCACTTTTTAATTGTTTAGTTGACGCACTTCCCATTTTTAATGCCCCCATTACAGGTTTAGCTGCCACGTCACCAGCATATGGTATTGCCGATATCAAACTCAATAAACCAAATAAATGGTCTCCTTGACTAAAATAAGAAACACCATTAACAATATCTATAACACCTGTAGGGTCTGCGATACCTAAAATATCCCCAACCAAGTTATACCATTCGGCTTCTACAATTACTTGAGAATTTTGTGAACTTGACTCTTTAGTAATCATAGTTAATTGTCGTTCAGTTATTAATATATTCGCCATTTAAGTTATTTTAACTATAAATATCCATAAAACAAAAAAAAGGGTTGTTAGACCCTTTTATTTAAATTCCATTTCAATTTGTTTATTCTTATCTATAAAATGTTGAACTCTATCGTGAGCAACTTTACTATAGTTTTCACTTAGTTCAACTCCCAACCACCTGCGACCCAATATTTCTGCAGCAACCAAACTAGTACCGCTTCCAGCGAATGGGTCTAAAATTACATCGTTCTTATAAGTTAAAATCTTAATCGCTTTCATTGGAATATCCATTGAGAAAGTTGCCTTAGTTTGTTGTCTTGTGTCTGCAAAGTATTCCCACTGACCATAAACTAAAGACATGAATTCTTTCTTATCTTCATCTTGATAAACGGCTTTTGTCTTTACGGTACCATCTTCTTGCTCTAAGTCAACCATCTCAGCCTTCCATTGTGGCTCACCTTTAATTTTCTTAATTCTGTCTTTCTTATAAGCCAAGATAACACACTCCTTTGGATTATAGATGTAAGGACTTGATGGACTCATCCATGAACCCCAAGCCGTGGTTTTACTTCTGTGTGGTGAATTCTCATCAAGGTCAACAAGTCCATAGAATTTAAACCCAACCTGTTTCATGATGGCCCAAAACTCTGACATGAACAATACTCGTCCACCTCTGTCTTGTACATTCACTTCATATGGAATGTTTACGGCAATTCTACCATCATCTTTCAATGTGTTGTAAGCTTCGGTTAACCATTGTTTTGTGAACCCCCAATAATCTTCCATACTCATTCTATCATCATGACTATCATAGTCTATCCCAACATTGTATGGTGGTGATGTCACAACTAAATCAACACAACCTAATGGTAATGTTTTCATTATTTCAATACAATCACCTTGTAATATTTTTCCTGTTTCTAACATATCTTACTTTTATTTAAATTTTCTATTTTTCTTTGAAGATACCATAGGGCTTTGTTAAGGTCTTGTAGTTCTTTGTCTATATCTTTCTTTCCCGCTCTTGAAATATACTTCACAGTATTACCAAGATGGAAATCTAAATCCCATGCCTCAATAACTTTAATGGCTTCATAAAGATTATCTTCACCTCCGTAATGTTGTGGATGATTAACTTGTTCTGTCATCATTTAAACTCTTTTAATTAGAAAATAATCTTTAGCAAACATAGATTCTTCGATTACATCTTCTTCAATAAGTTGTTTTATTGTTTCTCTTGTTTCTTCTTCTGAAGTTCTCAAAATATATTGTGAAATATAGTTGATGTGAATTGGTTGTCTTAATTTAGACAATAGTGTTTTAGTTACTTTAGCGTCCATTTATTTAATTAATTAGTTTTAAAATTTCTTCATCGGTTTTACCTGAAATATATAATTCGTAAATCTCAAAACTTTTTGTATCTTCAAAAAAAAGAGAATCACTCTTACCATAGTATTCATTCAATTTTTCATTTTGAAGAGCAATTAAACTCTTTTCAAAATTAATAATCCGTTTATTGAATCCCATGAGACAAATATAATATATTATATTTTAGAATCAAAGTTTTTTACCTTAACCATGTTAACAATTTGAAAAATATATGACATTATTTTTCGTTTCATTATTGGAACAATGGCTTGGTCCATTGGAAAGTCTTGGTTGCAAACCATCTCAAACACTGGAAGATTTTTATAAAAATCGGTTTTATTAAATTTGGAGTGGTTTTCAATTATCGATACCAATGTGGTGCTATCAGGAACATTATCGTATATTTTAGTTAAATAAGTTTGATTCACATCCTTAACACCTCTTTTTTTCTTAATCTCATATTCCCAAACATAAATTTTATTATCCAACTTTCTGTAATAAAAAACATATCCTGAACCAGCGGCTAAATGTTCTTTGTTCTTTTTAATTGAAATTTCAACGCTATCAAAAACAATATTCCAAATAGATTTTGCAACGTTAAACGTATCAAATAATTTATTATTCGAATATTTGATGGTTTTCCCTAACTCACGTTCTTCTTCAACTGATAACTCTCTTGGTTTTTTGGGATATAAATCCTTTAACATGATTTCGTCATCATATGAAGTAAATTTTTTATTGGTTAATAAAAGGGTATTTTCTTTGTAAAGTGAGTGTAAATTCGCTAAATGTAGAGATAGTTCAACAAAATCAGGATAAATTTCAAACTTATCTAATCGTTGTTCACATTTTTGGATGTAATCTAACAAAGTATATTTGTTATATTCAAAATCCAAAGGCTCTTTTAACATCCACTCAGGATTTAACCTAAACGCCAATTTCTTTCTTCTCCCCATATAACAATTATATATAAAAATATAAGTTAATCAATTCTCATAACATAAAATAAATTTTTATTGACATATATATCCTCGGCGTTACCGTCATAACCATTTAATGTGGTACCATATCCGTCTTCTTCATAAACAGCTTTAATAAATTCTCTTCTGTTAATATAATTATTTTTTTCAAGACCCCATTCATCCATAAATCCAACAATATCATTTTTAACATCATTAACTCTATCATTGATAGTATCTTC